CCCATGTGGGAGGCCCGCTAGGCGCAAGCTTAGTTCATCACGACCCCTAATTCAGGAACCCTCAGATGGTAATCCGCACTAGAGTTCAGTCGTCGTTGGCCAGTGGGCCTACAGCAGCCATTTGGCTGGATGCAGGTTCATTGTCCGGTTACGCTGACGCAATACCGCGGGTTAGTAAATGTGTGGACGAAGTCGATGGCACGCGCAATCCCCATAGTATGGTGATTGAGCATGACAACCGGCACCTGTATAGCGTATACGGTAGATCCCATAACATCCCGAGCGTACCAACGTTCGGGTGGGATTATAACGGATATGCCTTAGCAGGTATCTCACCCATTATCTCACCTTCATCAGGTGAGCCTTCTGACAATACTTCGCTGTCAACTGCTCTGGCCAGAACGAACCCAAACCGTCCGAATGCGGACGTTTTGCAGACGTTGGTCGAGTTGAAAGACATTCCCAACATGCTCAAAAAGGCATGGGGGCGCAACATGGAAAGATACCCGAGCACCGCCCGGCTCTCGAAGGCCTCTGCAAAGAGAGCTCTTCGGGAGAATTCGGATCGGTTTCTCGAGTGGACGTTCGGTTGGCTCCCACTGCTCGATGATCTAGGGAAGATCATGGATTTCCAAGGCAATACCGAGAAGAAACTTCGGCAGCTTAGAAATCTCCGTGATCGCGGAAGTACTGGTGGGTCGGCGGTAGTTTGGGAAGACGAGGCGATAAGCCCGTTGCAGTCCAGATTTCTGACACCCCTCTATGCAGAGGGGAACCAGATTCACTTCCAATGGGTAACTACCCGAAAGAAGTGGGTGTCCGTAAATTGGATACCGTCTGTACCGCTTCCTCCCCAATCCGATGCAGGAGATGAGGCCATAGCAAGACGCATGGCCTATGGTCAAGGTGTCACCCCAGCATTAATCTGGGAACTGATGCCCTGGTCCTGGCTGATTGACTGGTTCTCGAACGTGGGCGACATAATGTCGCTGACACGTAACGCGATCCCAGTTCGTCATTCAGGCTCCTGTATCATGAGACGGACCACAACCCGATTTAAATATATCGGAAAGTGGGACGGGACTGGTATTTTTAGTGTTGTACCATCCCGTTATCCTCAGAACGACATTAAAGAACGTGTCGTCTCCGGGGATGCCGTACCGCTTCCTGAAATCAACCTACCATTCTTGAATGGTAAGCAGCTAGGAATCCTTGGTGCGCTTACCCTAACCAGAACGGCTAGGTAAGCACCCAGAAGGGTGTGGAAACACGCACAAAGGACTACACAGATGGCATTTGCCAACCCACTCGTGATCTCTGTTAATAGCGTCAATAAGACGCTTGTCAAGATCAACCAGGACAATTACGGCTCGGAGTATTACCTCCGTGAGGCGACGGGCGAATACCGGGTTAAAATCCGGCACTCGACTGAAGCTGCTGTGGTCGGAACGGGCAAGGTGCATCGATCGAATGTCGATATCACCTATACCCTCTTCTCGACCACTCCGGGTGTCCCTGACGACGTCGTCCAGGCCTATGTCGTTTTCCGACATGGGTCTGCTGTCGACGCCGCCTCCGCCGGCTATATCGGTGCGGCGCTGTCTGCACTCATGGTGCAGGCTCGCTACGAGGACCTTGTTGGATGGGTAAACTAACACCCCTCTACTTGGCCCTTATGGCAACCTTTCTCTGCACAGTCCTTGCGGGCTGCGCATTGGAAATAGCTACGGGGTCCGTCAGGTTCATCAGTGATGATGAGCCGACCAGCGATTCAACACCGCTGGTTGACGGCGAGAGTCCTACCGGGGGATTGACTCCCTAGTAGGTAGGCTGGCGTGCCCAGGCGTCTGCAACCCATGGAATGATTCCCATGAGCCAGACTAAAAGGCCTGCCAATCTGGATCTTGCAGAGCTCTACGACGCGATCCTCGCGGATTACGTCGCTATGTACCCTGCCGACCAGCTAGAGGTAAGTCGTGATAGCAAGCGACTAGCCCTAGAACTTCGCTCAAGAGGTCAGGCGTTCTTCACGCTTGATCTTCCTGCGATGGGAAAGGTACTTGATACCTCCCTATCAAAGGGTCGACTTGTCGAGCACGATGTACCATGTTTTGGTGCAAAGTACAAGACTTCTCCGATCCCCAGACTTTTCTGGGGGTTGTGGAATCGACTGTTCGAGCGAAGTGGTATACTTCGTGAGGACATCGATCCAAACGCCGTGCTGATGCTGCGTACACTCTTGTACGCATGCAAGAAGCTTAACGTGGACTGTAAACCCAAACGCCTCTACGAGGCAGTAAAGGAATACTTCGATGTCGACACCAATTTACACCCAAGACCTGGGCGCCTGTGGTCTGACGATGAACATCAACCTTCGTTCGGAGTACGTGCTAATCTGGTTCACTCTTACGGATCCTCTAACCGAGGATTCCGATGCGAGAGACCTGATTCGGTGCGCACCCCGAGCGTTGGTGGACGACAAAGTCTCGCCATTCAAGCCGCTCAAACATCTTTGGGCGTGGATAGTGCCCTTGCTCACATTCAGCGATGTGCTGAACGTATTGGAGCTTCTCTCGGATACTTCAATCCCGGAGAGCTTCAGGGCAAACATGGACCTGGAGCAGTGTCTGAGGAGTTACCTACAAGGAACAAATACATGTTCCCTACGTGGTCTCCTCGATTGGAAGAGGTCTTCCCTTGGGATTACTATGGAATAACAACCATAGATAATTTCCTAGAGAACTCTATCCCTATTCCTGACCGTTTCCCCCGTGAGGAGGATACGGCTAGCAAGCTTTGTGCCGTTCCAAAGACGCAGAAGGCGCCGAGGCTAATCGCTTCGGAGCCTGTTGCTAATCAATGGATACAGCAAGGCATAGCTACGGAACTCAGGATACGCTGCGGCAGAACGGTACTGAGGCACTCGATCGATTTCTTCGATCAGAACCCCAGCCGCGAAGCTGCACGTAGCGCCTCTAGACACGGGCGTCGAGCGACGATTGATCTTTCGTCGGCCTCCGACAGGTTATCGTGCCATCTAGTCGAGTGTATCTTCTCCAGCAACTATTCGCTGTTGAAGATGCTATCGGTGTCGAGAACACGCTACCTGCGGAACCCCATTGACAAGAAAATGCCAAGCCATCTTCGGCTGAACAAATTCGCGTCTATGGGCTCTGCTCTCACTTTTCCTGTGCAAAGCATAGTCTTCGCGATTATCGCTATCGGCGTGGGCGCAAGCCTGCATCCGCGGCGAGACCTCGCGAGCCTTGCTCAGGCGGTCCGCGTCTTCGGGGACGATATTATTGTTCCCGTCGACTGGGTACCCCTACTCCGCTCTGTTCTAGAGCGGTTAGGGTTGAAGGTCAACGAGTCGAAGACTCATACAGAAGGAAACTTCCGTGAGTCTTGCGGCATGGATGCGTTCATGGGTTACGATGTAACTCCAGCGTACATCCGTTGGCCTTCTGCAGAGCTCGTCCATCGCTCAGCGGTCGGATACGTAGCAGTCTCCAATAACTTCTTTTCGAAGGGTTTTTGGAGGACAGCGAAATACCTCGACGATGCTGCTAGCTGGATGCGAAAGCTTCCAGCCGTTGGCGCGAAAGCGGTGGCTCTGGGGCGCCTTACGTTCTGTAAGGGCGTCGACCCCTCACTCAAAATTGAGTGGGATGCCGATACTCAGCAGGAATGTTACAGGGTGCATGTCGTGAAATCACGACATAAACCTCTGGCGCACTCAACCGAGAACCCGAACGGTTTTATGGAGTACCACGTGAGGAATTCCTCACGAGACTACTCTTGGAAGGGCTTATTCCGAGACGATGAGGGCTACTTGCCTTTGTCGACCTGGTTAGCTCTGCCACCGAACGGTGCGGGAG